TGATGAACATCCCATAATTATTGAATATAACGTGTCCCATTACAACTTATACATGGAGTCTTTGGATTGCGTAACATACGCTGTGCCTCGACTCGTATCATTTCAAGATTTTGATTTAATTGCGTTTCAAATTTAGCACGTTGCAAATCTATATCTTCTGCCGTGCGGTGAATCGTTAATGGATTCTTTCGTGTGGTAGTTGCAATTTGGTCGCAGTAATCTATACCGAACCGATATAAACACGCCTGCTGAAATGCAACTGAATTACGGAATAGGCAGGCAATTAATTTCTGGTCGCATTGATAGGTAATATCTGCCATGATTCCGAATGTGTTGTTTACCGCTGTTGATGTTCCGTCATATCCATTCACTCGAAATAAGTTTTGATAACTCATGCGATAATTCCTTCCACAACATTCGGCAACTTCGAGATTAGCCGTTGCAATTGCGGTGTTATCGGTCGTGATGGTAATTAGATTTCCATCGGAACTGAATGCAGTATGAAACTCAACAACCTGTCCTGCGACTGCCGTTTCTACATAGGTTTCGGTCTGCCCTAAATTATCGCTTATTGTCAATGTAACAGAACCGTTCGTATTGCATAAGAATCGAACTGCACCGACATTGATAATGCCGAATGTGTCTTGCCTGATATTGTGTATTTTAATGCCTCTGTTGGACGCATTTACTAAATTGTATGCTATTGTACCACTTTTAGGTAATTCGCCCACCTTGACCCTGTCAAGTATCGAACCTTGGCGAAATTGCTGAATCAACCACTGCGATAAATTCGACACGACATTACTCATACTAAAGTTTATCATGTCCTGAACGAATACAGCATCATTGCCGTAATCAGGCGTTCGGATGGAAATTAATTCAGCCTGTGAAACCATTGGCAATTGCTCAATATAAAGCCCAAAATCGGATGGTAAATTCCAATCCGCTTTACGGCTTCCGATAATTTTACTGAGGCAATTCGGCAGGTTCATAGATATAGAATATTGAGTATTGTTCGTTGTGTAATACTTCGGCTGACTTTCCGTGTTCGGAACAAATTTCGCCTACTAAATCAATCATTTCTTGGTCGGCAAATTCAGGATATGCAACGCTTGTATTATGACAGACACGAAATATCATGCCGTGCCCCGTTGTCAATCCCTTCCAATCTTTATCGGCTAATTTCACATTGAAATTAATTCCGACTGGATTTAAACCCGATTTGATTCTTGCTTTATTTACTTTCTCGTGTTCGCCACCGCCTAATGCGTAGGCTTTGAGTTGTGCATCATTTGGCAAGGGGAGTAACCATAAATGATAACCCCACCTTGCTTCAAATGCATCAGCAACCGCCCGTGTGCACATGGCAACACGAGCGGATACAGATTTGTGATGATAGCCTAATATCATTTGATATTAAGTAGCAGAGTTGAATTTGAAGATACCATTAACACCAGCCAATGGGTCACCTGCCTTGTAGCCATCGGCATACAATTCGATTTTGGTGAAGCGAGAAGATAAACGGCACTTCCAGATGTCACACTCAAGGTCGTACACCATCTTCATATCGTAGGTATAACCTGTGATTGGGTCAACGATTGTATTGTTTTGGAACGTTTCAGTTTGCTTCACATATTCGCCAACGTAGAAGTTTACGGGCACGAATTGATAAGCACCTGCCTCAAGTGCGATGAATTGATTCACGTTGCCAAGGGCAGTTGCAACGGCAGGGTCTTCGAAATATGCGAATGAACCGCCACGACTCAAGTCGATTCCAAGCATGTTGGAAGTTGAGTAATTGCGGATACCAACGTATTCACGAAGTTCACCAACACCAATTGCCATTGGAATACCAGCAACACGAGCATCGCTCAATGCGTTTCTCATGATTACTTCACCTTGGTAATTTGCACCATTCATACCGCCTGTTGCAAGTGGTGCAACCATGTCGAGTGCGATTGGGTTTGTACCTGAATTTACACCATTGGCATAAGTACCGAATTTGGTAATTACATCGTTCAATGCGATTGTGTTCATTTGAGTGAACAATGCATCAAGACGATTGCTTACGTCTTTGGCGAACCAAGAGGCTTGAGATTCGCACAATTCACGAACCTTGTAATCTTCAACTTGGAAATCCATGTACACTGAATCATCAATGCGATAGGTTTCTCCGTAGTTATCAGATTCATTGAATGGTCCTTCCATACAATCTGGAATACCTTGAGATACTTCGGCAGTTGTCGCACGCTTTTGGCGCATAACCTGCACATCTCTAATTTTACCATCACCTCTGTCGATAGGCGTAACCTCAACTGATGATGTGTTGTATTGGTCAAGCAGAGCCAACAGAAATCCGTTCTGTGTGCGCTTTACTTGGGGTGCATGCTCTTTTGCAAGAGTCAGCAATTGCTCGTTTATAGCGGGGCAAATAGCAGTAAATGACATAATTATTGCGTTTGAAAATACTTGTTTTAATTTTCCCGATTCGAGGGCGGGATAATGCCCTTAATGCGGAAGGTCGCCACCTAAGTTACCGAGCGGTAACGCCACAAATATACACAAAAATAAAACACCCGCAACAAATAATTAATTCGTTACGGGCGCATCATGAAACCAACTTAAAATGAAAATACTATTTCTTGCTACCTGATAGCGTGCGTTGTTTCTCTAAGTGTTGTTCTGCTCTCAATATATTTTGCTCAGCACGGGTCATAGGCTTGCTTGGTTCGCCTTTAGGTGCTGGTGCTGGGTTTGGATTCGGTTTATCATCTGCATTGCTTACCGCAAATATACCCGCAGTTTTACCTTCCAATACAAGTGCATCGGTTAATGACAATTCTTTCTTTTTGTCATCATACACTTTTGCCCCGTTTAGGTCGGTCAAAATTACGTTATTGCTCTCATCCAAATCAACCTTGTATTTCTTGAGGAAATCATTGGTAAAGCCCGGCAATACATAATTAGGTGCACCGTTGATTTTGTGCTTCGTCAATTCGGATGTAATTACCTGATTTATTTTAAACTGCTTTAATTCAGTTTGAGCCTGCCCTTTTAAGGTAGGTATCACATTCTCGTCATACTCTTTTACCTTGTTTTCGTAGTCAATTACTTGTTGCTTCAAGTTATTGACTTGCTCAACCAAATCTTTGTTGCCCGACTTGTCAGATAGCTTGCCTTGTGCTAATTCCAACACCTTGCTGAAATCGCCTTTGACGTCCTTTATCTCGGCTTCGGTTAGTGAAAATATCTTCTTTACGGCAGTGGTGGCTTCGGCATAGCCTGCACCTTTACCCGCTTTGTGAATCTCGTCTTTTACCTTCTCTTTATAGAAGTTGACGAAATGCTCTTCGGTACTCTGAACGGATTCAGACACGTCGAAGGTATCATCGGCAGATTCCAGAGCCGATATAACCGACTCTGGAACGCCTAATGATTTAATGAACTCAATTGCTTTTGACATAAATATAGTTGCTGATGAAAATTAAAAATGAATTATGCCTCTACCTGCTTCTTTGGTTTACGAGCAGGTTTAACTACTTCGGCTTCTGCTTCGGTTTCAATTGCGTTCAAATGGGGCACAATCGACCATCCGTGAAATGGGCTGAGTTTGCCTTTAATTGAAGTTAAATAAACCGATTCAGCCACCACCGTTTGTTTGCCAGTAGCATCATTCTGAATGAGCACCTGACCTGCTTGTAAATCCGCCATATTAGAACGACCTCCAATTGATTGTGGATGCTACACGAATTTGCGGAGAGTCAATGGTTGTATTGAATATGACCGTACCGACTGGCGTAAATCCCCAATTGAATAAACTATCACGCTGAATTGTAGTTGCATTGCGCTGTGCCAAATTAGGTGGATTGAAATAAGCATTTAAGAAATTAGCACCAACCGCTGTAATTCCATACGTAGTCAAATGATATTGAGTCTTACGATAGCGAGTTACAATTGAATTGTCCGACACACGTCTGATGATAATCATTGTATCTGCGCCTACGGTAGAATAGAACGCCAATACATTACCTGCACCGATGTAATCGAATGGATTTACAACGAGTGAGCCTGACTTCTGTGATTTAATAGTAATCACTTTCGTACTTGCATTTTGCGACACGGTAAGGGTGTCACGGGTTTGCGCTTCGACTTGAATGGTAGCAACCATAAGGAACGCCATGAGAATGAATGAAAATAGTGTTTTCATATTTATTGTGTTTAAGAATTATTACAAATTTACGAATTATCCTTCAATAACCATTTCCAGAATTTTACGACAAAATAACCGACCGAACCCGCTACGGCAGGTGCAATAATTATCTTAAAGAATAACCCATCTGTGTTAGTGAAGTGCGCCCATGCGAGTGAGCCAATGCTGAATAGGATTGATACAAGGTATTCCCATAAATTGTCAGGACTTCCATTTATGTGATTAGCCATTGTACCATTCCTCCCATGATTCTGCTTGCTCATTGCTTGCTGTGTTAGAATTGAATGGAATAATCATGCCTACGCCATCTCCCTCATTGAAATAATTGCTTGGTGAGTAAATGCCGTATGGGTTGCCGTCAGCATCCATCTGCAAGCATTTAATTGTTCTGATTCCCTGTGGAGTTTCAGAGCGGTAATAGTGTCCGATTTGTATCATATTTATTTATTGAGTTGCAATAGTTGAATTTCCGTACCTGTCGTGAATCTTGTAGTAGAGGGTGAACTCGTTGTAATCTGAATTGATGTAATTTGACTTGTTGCATCACGCCAAAATCCACCTGATGAGGTATGCCCGTAGATGCTTGCGCTTCGTGCGTACGCCCCACTTGCATTGACTTGCCTAAATACATTTGAAGCCACCACGCAAGGGCTAATGTTGATGTTTGAACTAAACACAACGGGTGCAAGTGTGTTGATAGTAGATACAATTCCTGTAAAGAATGATGTATTTACATTTTGTGCACTTAGCGCACCTGCTTGCGTAATTTGCGAATTGGTAGATGTGTATGCACCTGCTGTCGTTATATTGTTAAATAGCATGACAAGGCGTATATCTGCCGTAGATGTGCCGATTGCAACACCATTGATTACAACCTGCCATAATTTAGCATCGTTGCCCAATAGCCCTGTTATATTTATAAAATTCGTATCGCCTACGACGTACTGCGTATTGGCTTCGAGTGATGCGGGCAGAACCGATACAACTTTGATTGTTCTAATCAATTCAACCTTATTTAGTGTGCCTGAATTTAGATTGTTAATTGTTGTATAAATACTATTTGAGCCTGACACGACACTGCCATTGATTTTAAATATGAAATTGGCAATATTAAACCGCTGTACTTCGGATTGAATGTCTTTAATTATTATCTGCGTGCCTTGACCGTATGCGACAAGTGTATCACAATTGATGTTTGTAATTAGTATATTCTTTACATTGGTTCGCCACTGCAATTGAACGAGTGCGTTTGTGCTCGTAATATAAACCGTATCACGAGATTGAGCCGATACGTTTGCATAACCCAACAAACCAAACAGCACCCAAATTATGGAGCGTTTTAATTTAAAAAAAGGAAGAATTTGTAACATCTTGTTTGTACTATAATTAATGGAAGTTTATTCATTGTCGTCAGGCTCAAATACGGGAATCGCTTTATGCCTACATCTATACCCGCCACGATAGGTGCAGAACGAAGATGTAGTTGTTGCGAGATTCATTCCTGAACCATTTGTAAATGCCCACTTTATTTCGGCTTGCAATTGAGCGACTGGTATTTTACCATCAAATTTCGACACCCACCGAATACACTGCGGTCTTGAATCGCCAATCAGCGAACCAATATACATGATATAATTCGTGCCGTATGTTGTCCTGAATTGGTCATAGATTTGACCATCATATTGAAGTATGCCATCCTGCGCCCACGTCATAGCGTAGCGGGTCAGGCGTGCATATTTCTGCCCCTCTTGTTTCGTTAGGAAATCGGATATGTAATTACGGGTGTCAGTAAGTTTTGAACCTGCAAACACATTACGTTGCAATGCTTCACGAATCGGCTGGCGTATTTCGGCAGTCAGTGAATCGCCTGTCATGTTATTGACAATCGTTTCAATTTGTGCCATTCTAATTTGACTCACGCCCAATCGGTCAAAATCAATTTTTACTTTCGGATTGTAATTGGTTAAGACTTGCTGAGATAGTTCGGTTATCTCTTCAATGCTACGAACACACTGAGCAACGGCACTCGGATAGGCGCTGTTATTAATCGCTTCGGCAAGAATTACATTAATTCTCTGCAAGTATTCTGCACTGCCCTCCATGATGAATTTACCATCGGCATTTGGAAATGTACTAATGTATGAAGATAATGCCGTCACCATCTTCTTAGTGGCATCGTCAGACCCGAACTGAACCTGTGCGAGTGTATCGTCTAATATCTTCTCGATTTTATCTTCGGGTGACATAACAACTACTCAGGTATAATTATTTCAGTTCGTGTTGGCTTTGCAACTAAGGCAAATTCGGCATTCATATCAGCAAGTAATGCATCGTCATTTTTCGTGAGCCACTCAGCACCGTTACGGCTTATGAGTTTGTAAACGATGCTGTCTGCCATGAGGTGACGCTGTATATCGACTTCATTGACTGCGCCCAGCATACTGGCAGTTTGAATGTCTGCCATTGATTGACCATAAAGAGAATCAAACAAAATAACGGCATCCAGCATCCTTTCGGCTTCGGCTTCACCACTATAGCGTTTCTTGACTAACTCACGCTGTGCCCGAATCTTTACCTGTATTGGTGCGTTCGCCTCGTTCAATGCTTTTAATTCATCAATCAGGCTTGCTTCGTTGCGTATCATGAAGGATTGAGGTGCAACAACGATAGGCATTTCAGGATTGACAATGTTTCTTAACCTAATTAATATCCATAAATGATTCCAAATTATGTGTTTAAACATGTGGTCGGAAATCATTTTAATTAATGTGTATTTGCCCTCTCTATCTACTTCTTTAGCATCACCGCTCTGTACACTATCATTGAATAATTGATAGATACTTTGCTCGGCTTTTTTAATCAGCATCTCCCACGTTTCGCCCATGTACCGCAGACCCTCAACTGGTGGCTGTACAAATGAAATCGGGTCATCTACCAATGTTTGATTTTCGAGCGTAGTGCTGTCGGGTACTTTAACAATGTACTTGCCATAAGGACTTCGGACATTGACTGAACCTGTGCCATTACATGAATTGCACTTACGCCTATTCTCGCCTTCTGCATCCCACACATAGCCATTATCACAACCTTGTGCATTGCATGGCATTTCCTTTTCAACAACCTGCGGATAGCCTGTCATTAATCGTGATGCTTTCCAATCGTCAAAGGCTTTCAGTGCTTCGTTTCCGTATGCAATGAATCCCGATAGGAATGACTTGTAGTAATCAATGAATTGAGGCATTGCGAGGTCGTTCAAATCGAACGTGCCGTTGTTGTTGGTGTACGGCATCCAACTGCCGTAATCCTTCTCGCCAAACATGGCTTTACGGGTCTTGTAATCGTAACGCCCGATTGACGTGGCAGACAATCCACCATTTAAAACGATTGGTATTTCACCTAAATTATGAACGTACCAAGGTTCGGTCGTGAATGATGTTTCGCCACTTTTGCTCTCAAGCAATTTAAACTCTCTGTGCTTATAATAAGCATCTTTAGTAATTGTAATAAACACACGACCTACCGTGCCATCATCGAAATAGAAACGGTCTTCGGGTTTGTAAAAAGTAATTCTGTCTTCGGTTAGTTCGGTAATACAAACCCAATAGATTTGATATGGTTTCGGGTCGAGTTGTACCGATGCATCCTCAACGCCTTCACCTGCTGGCAACCACGTCAGATAGCCGTTCGGGTCGGATATAACGCGAGGCGCAACGTCATTGAAGATGTAGGCGTAGTAATCCTTCCCTGTGCCGTACGCCTTCGTATTGCCGAATATAGGACGGTCAAGATACTCGGCTGTATCATCATCTACATAGACGTTAAATGGTGCTTCACCAATGGGGTAGAATATTTCATTCATTGCCCGATTAATGGCATCCATTGTAATCGGCTCAAAGTTGTTTAGTCGAAAATTCAGAATTTCATCGGATTCGTTCGGGCGTTGCAGGAATAGCAACTTCGCAGGATTGTGACCCTGCGTATGAACTATCATCGAATAGAATTCTGATGCGCCCCGAAGCCATCCATCTGGACGTGCTTCGGGGTCGAACCAAAAACCATAACCTGTGTCAATTGCTTGCATCAGGTCGTGCTTATACTGTACCTAAATCGAAAACGTATTGAGTGCCTTGAGTCAAGCCTGTGAACTTAATAGTTACAGCCATGTGCTTAGACTCTTGGTTGTTATCGGGTGTAACGGGATTCATTACAAGTGTGAAGTTATCAACTCTCCACATTCTGCCATCGCAACTTCCGTAGTACAAATTGTACACGTTCGGATTGTTTTGAATTGAATTGTAGAAGGCTTCCTTCTCGAATACGATTGGGTTTGTGCCTGTTTCGCTGAAATCGTAATCCATGATGGCGAGCGTCCATGTCTTGCCTGTCAATTGCTCGGCATTACATGACTGCATTCTGACTTCGTTGATACTTGGTTCGGGTAAAGAACCTAACAAACCCTTAATTACACGGGCATTGTTGGCTGTTACCGCAGCCTGCCAAACGGACAAATCCGTAGGCTGTGCAAGGATGGTGGTATCATCGCAAGATACGAATCCAAGGAATGGAATACCGCCGGGTTTTTTGTTGATTCCGCAACTTGCGGATAAGGCTGGAACTGCAACGGTACAGCCTGAACAGGATAATGGCATATTAAATAGTGTTTAAATGTGAACTGAAATGAAACCTATTATATGGCAATTAGCCTAATGCGCTGGGTGCGCTATGAATTGGTACAAATATACGAAATAAAAACGCCCGCACAAATATAAATTTATGCGAGCGCAACCTTTTAAACAATCACGAAAAAAAGTAACCGATGCAAAGATACATCAACATTGCTGATAATCCAAACAATCACATCCACGAAGTTCGGTGTCAATAATCCACATATTGCTGTTGTCATTATTCTTATCTGCACCCGCTTGTGGCTGAACTTGGATAGTAGGCTCATTGCCAAGTCCTGTAAGCAATGCAACCGAACCGCTCATGTTGTTATTCCATATCTGAGCAACGTATGGTGGGCATGGCTTAAGGCGAACACGAAATAGGGGATAGGTTTTTGTCTTAATTGAAAAACATTGACGTTCGGGTATATCCTTCTCGATGAAGTGTCCGACTTGTTCAACATTGCCGTAGAACCTGTGCAGGTTGCGATAGGTTGCACCTTGTCCGCTTCGTAATTGTATTAAATTATTTACAGCGAGTACCTGCCTTGGAAATGGCTGTGGATTTGCTTCAAAGGGTGAGCCAAACCATGTAAGGTTAGGACTTGGATTCGAGTAAGTATAACCAAAGCAATCTGTTGTGCTATAAACGCCCTCAAATTGGATTGTATCTTGACAGCGTGCTACTTCATAGGTTTGACTATAAATGTTGAATGATGCGCCTGTAAATGGCGTTATCGTGAACATGAAATAGAATTGACTTGGAAAGCCTGTGGGTAATGTCGTAGGTAGGCATAAATTAATATTCTGCACCCACCTGTACCATGCTTGATTCGGCAGTGTACGACTTGAAGCATCTCTATCTAAATCAAGAAATACAGACGCCTGTTGTATCATATCATCTGCATAATTGTGCGGTGTTGGTGTCGGTATAGTGAACTCAGCACCTGTACAGGCATCGAATAGCCTTGCCCTTATGGTGAAGTTTGTCGGGTTGAGGCTGTAATGATACCATCCGTAAGTAATGAAGTTAGGTGTGGTTTGTGTGCTATAAATACCAATCGGTTTGGGTGCGTTTCGGGTCGATTGATATTGAAATTGAAAACTTAGGCAATCACCTTTGGCAACGGGTTGATTGAAGCAGAAATCGTTCGGGCAAAGGTTGTTATTCCATGCATCCGATAGATTGCATATTATCTCATCCTGTATAATTGGTTCGCATACGTTGCAGGGATTATTAACTCCCAACGGCACAACTATGTCAATTACGCCTATCGTTACGCCATTACCAATTCCAATTGGCACGCTGTCATGATTTATTACTATTCCCATGTTATGGTCTAATTAAAAAGTGAAGTTTTATTTCGTAATCGCCTTGAATTGGCAGTGCGGGATAATCAATATCGAAATTAATATCGGCATTCACTCCGAATTGAGGCGATAGATTGCTGATGAATTGTGAATCAATCGGAATGATTATATTACCTGCAACGGGTTGCGCTGATGTGCTTGACAACATACCGCCTCTGAATGGTACGATTTCAAGTGCTACTCCAAACATTTGCCTATTCACTGTTGAACTGCCCCATTGCGCATTTACATTGATTGTTCCCGTTGTGGCACAAGGGTCAGCCGTACCGATTGGTATTGGAGTAGGTGTGGAATCGTCGGGGTATTCAATTTCAATATCATCAATGAAATCATTCGGATTTATCTTAGCATAATCCGTTACGCCATTGGGTCGCTCAATTGTTTGGAATGCGTGATAGATTTCTTTATTATCAAATATCTGAAACTCCATTTGCCAATCAAAAATGATATTCCGATTCCGCATTGAGAAGGGCGGTAATTGTTGCTGGCAGTCGGCATCGAATAGGTAGATGGTGTCGGATGCGCCTAAACCGCTACCAACGTAAAGAATGCCTTGTGCAAGTAGTATAAATGCTGGCTTCGAACCTGTGCCAATGAATAAGTTTGTAACTACGTTGTATGATTGCGTGTCGTATCCAATTACGCTATCAACTGAATCGGAGGTATAAATTACTCCACCAAATTCGGTAAAGAATCCAAATGTGTATGTAATTGCAATTGATTGAACTATTGCAAGGGTATTTACATCAATTACGTCAATGCTTGTAGCACCTACCCATATTTCATCGCCTACTAATTTAATTGCAACGGCACTTGTAACGGCAATTGTACCTACGTGGGTTAGTGTTGAGTAGTCTACCCGCTCAACGCTTGTACTTGCTTGACACGCTACCCATATCTCATTAATTAATGGTATAAATTCAACCTGTACTGGATTGCTACCTGTACCCAATGTAATAGGCGCACCCACAACTAAATTTGTATTTACATTGATTCGCTCAATTGTATTTGCAGACCCATTTGCTACAATTAACTCTTGAGATTGTGGAATGTATTTTATTCCACTTATCAAATCCCCTGCCGTACCAATTGCAATTGTAGCAATTATTGAACGACTTGTAACCGAAATGCAGTAAACAAATTGATTCCCTGTGTCTGATATGTACACACAATTATTTGCAGGGCAATATTCGGCATAAGATATATTTGTCGCAGGTAATGCAATTGCAGTAATAAATGTTGCAGTGTTCGCATCGAATATGTGTACTTCAAGGTTGGCTACTTCTAACGCCCAAACCTCTGTCGTTGTTGGAATGAATACTATTTCCTGACTATATTCAGAACCACTTACCCCACTCTGCATACTTCCAAAACTCTGCCCAAAATTACACTGATTTACCTGTGTGGCAATCGCACAATCAAGGCTTGCACTCGTTAATGGCGCACGCTGGAATTGACCTTCAACACGTTGGAATAATCCCTCTCTGCCAATGTTGCGGTAAATGTTGTCGGGAATTGTAAATGGGAATGTAACTTCCAAACTTGAACCCGTACCTTGCGATACCATACCCTCTTCGGTAAATATCGCACCGCAAGTATTCTTTGCCTGTGGTTGAAAAAACATCGTATCGAGTAGTAAATTACCCGTTAATGGATTCTCCTCATACACGTCTAATTTAACGGCTGTAAGTGCCGTTCTTGCATCGGTAAGCAATCCGCCTGTCTTAGCACTCAATTCGGCATTTGTTGCTGACAAATCTAATCTTAATGATGACTCCAAATCCATATTGACAGGAACGCCCCGAACGGTTTGGATAGTGCTTACATACTCTTGCTCAACCGTTCTCCAAACTAAATCCAAACTACCCAATGGCATCGCTTCGTCATCGTAATTAATTAATTGAATCGGTTGAGGTGTAATTGTACTTCTTGTTTCTTGGTCAAGCGCACTAATCGCAACAAATATAAATCGGTAACTTAATGAAATACCACTTATGCCTTCCAAATCTGGATGCAGTGCGCTTACATCAAACTCGGCTTGAAAGTTATCGCCCGTTATATTCACAGGTGCGACCGTTGGCGTAATGTTTGTGCTTACTGCCAATGTAGTCAAATCGGCTTGCTCGTACTCGTAATTCTCGTAATAATCTAATTGATTGTTTTGTGCATCATTTCTAATCATGTACACCCACATCGCATCGGGTGGCGTGCCCGAAACGTTGCCACTTATGTAATCGAAATCAACAACAACCGAAGTAGGTCGTGTCGTGCTGAGATAATCGGTTGCCGTACCCGTTGCCGTTCTTGCCAATGTAACCGAATTTAATATCAATCGCATAGGCGATACCGTTACACTCGGTTCGTTGTAGAATGGCAACTCTGCCTTAATTGAGAAAATAGCATCTTGATACACCGCACCAATTGTTCTATAAACAACCGTTGCCCACGTCATGTACTTGGGATTTCTATAAACAGAGTTCTCCGATTCGTTATTAATTATTAAATCATTCCGCACGCTATTCTTCAATAGCACGTCATGATTATTAATGAAGTTATTACCTGCTGGCTGAGTCGTATCGGCAGGCATATTAAAATGAATTGTAATGGTCATACTCGTACCACCGCTTGCAATTACACCACCGATATAAGGTGTTCGTGCGCTGTTTTCTTCGCTTGGTTGTTCACCATACCATTCCATTTGAAATGAGCCATCAACACTTGGCTCACCCTCTTCTGGAGTAATTAAACAAACACGATACTTCCAACCTGCAATGGGATAATCTTGATACGCCCAATTTACTATCTGAGCAAATAACCACTGACTGAAATATATTTCATCGCCAACGACAAGAGGCTGAGCAAGGGTGTGAGTTATGCTAAATATATTCCGATTCGCCATGCACGAACCATGAAACACCTCGCAGTCAGCATTGAAGTTACTATTGTCAATCGTAACCTCGCTACTCGCATCGTCAAGCCTCCATGCCGTTGTTGCAATTTCGCAATATACCTCTTCCCATGTAAGATTGACCCGAACTATATTACCGCTTCGAGTTACCAATATCGTACATGAACCAATGCCCGGCACGCCATCGCCAACATACGTCATTGTGTACGTTCTGCACTGACATATTGCGAACGCATCCGATGCGGGCAGTCCCGTAAATGCAGGGCAGGTGCAACTAAATGCGTATGTGTGCGCACCGTCCGAATTGCAGAACTGCAAGTCGATTGTATCGCCATCGCAAATGCGTCCAAGGTTCACATCGAAACTCGCACCACTTACGCCTATATCAATTATTTGTCTGTTTGCCATAATTTAAAATTCGCCTGTAATTCTTATTGTTCTTTCGCCAAAATTGGCAATGATTGTATTGATTTTGCCCTGTACGGTTGTGCCGTATGGTGTCTGCATCCGAACGGTTCTATTAACACTCAAGTTCTTTACCATCACGCAATCCATCTTGGCTTCAATTTCATAATCCCAGAAGCGGTATGGGTTCTGCGTGGGGTCGTTTATAGCGTGGAAGTCTTTGTAGATGTTAGAAGTTCCGCTTTGTAAATTACCCACATAGGAAATGCAAAATCTTGGATTGGATTGAATTACATTGGTAGGATATAATGTTTGGTTCTCTTTAACATATTGCTGAATTGGGGCAGTGCGTGGTCTTGCTTCATCCACCGTATTTGAATCTTGGTCCCATTCATAATATTTGGGTACGGCAAATTCTTCCTTCTGCAATAATGGCATCCACCTTGTACTTGAAATAACATTTCCATATTGAACATTTAGCAACCCTAAAAATGGATATGAACTTACCCCACTTCGAGGCCATAATTCATCACTAAACCTTACGGGTGCGAAATTTAATTGAACATCTTTTACATCTCGCCATGACTCCCACCCTGCAGGATTATTGTACCACTTAACATAATCGAAATAGACTGAATATAAATCTATGCTGTGATTCCCGCACCCTTCACTTAAATCCATTTGAGCCTTAATTCTTTGAGCGGAATACAACGTACCTTGATTATATTTAAAGCACGGACCATTTAGTATATTGCCACGCTTAGCCTCAGCAATTGCATCGAATATAATGGGCGCACCCAAGTAATAATCTTTGCGCTCCATGTAAAGCACTCCATTCTCAACCCACCAATTAGCATTAAAATCAGATGCAATTTGATTGAGAAATTCAGTTATGGTTTGGCGTGGTCTGTTCTCAACAATGTATCTTTGACTTGAATTGTTTTTATATTTCCTATCGCCGGGCTTTAATGGGGCGTAAAAATATAGAGTTGATGCATACCATGAATTAGGGTCTGTAAATATACCTGATACAAATGGCGTTGCTTGATTGCAATTGCAATACTTAGCCCCTTCTCCGATATAGTCAACTATTCGAGGGCTTGGGTGCTTACGTCCGCATGATATTAAATTTTCACCAATCCATTTATTGAAATTTGTAATTGCATTGTTTTGACCGAATATAACAGAAAACAAACCTGATAATAAACTAATAATTACGGTGACTATTTGAACTATCACTATAAGTAAGTGATGAAATACCGCAGGCTTTGAATCGTTGCAGTATGGTATCATGGGAATTGTTATACCCTTTGTTACATCAAGTGTCCAATGTGAATTATTCACACTCCCATCAGGATTCTCAAGGTCAGTAGTTATCGGCGTGCGCTTGAAACAATCATAAATGCGTTCATCTGCATCCTCTCTCGTCATGCGTGCGACAACAAAGCAATCACCCGTGCAGTAATCGACACTATCACCTTTGATTATGAAATCCTCATAGATAAATTCATTACAGCACTCATCCCAAATTTGAACCTTAATGTATTTATACAACCCCTGCTGACTTGCTACGAGGGTGTTGAATATAAGGTCGAACCCATCATCAAAGAACTTCAATTCGTTGGTGTACGCCTTCTGTGTTGCACCCGTTTGCTCATCACGTGAATAGGTTACGCTGAACGATTCTAACCCTTCTATGCGCCCCCTAATTGGTGTCCCGTTTAATCTTACTTGTAATGAGCTCATAGTCGTGTTTTTAATCGGTTCATGTTGGCGTGGCTTCGGTCGGTAATAACTGCAATGCCGTTGTGGTCAATTCGCACGTCTGTATGTGGGATGTATTTGGCAATGGATTTGCCCAATTGATTGTAATCAATGTCACCCGAACTTTGCTGACCTGCATACACTCCACCCGTTGCAAGTTTGGCAATGAAGCCCGCCTCTTTATCCGATATTTTTCTGTCGTGCGCTAAGTCCATTAATGCAGAATATCCGGGCTGAGTATTGATGTCCTCAGGTACGACACGCTCGTTAGGTGTTAGTATAGCATGAACACTATCCTTGCCCCGTACCGCACCCCGCACCATTGGTACTTTCTTCGTGCCTTTGTTGTATGGGATGGGTGTGGCAAGGACGATACCTGCCTGAATCGCACCAAGCGCACCAATTACGGGTGCAAGTGGTAAACCCAATACCGAACCCGCAGCAGAAGATACACCCTGTGCCGTATTGATTGCAATATTAAACAATGCACCTGCTTTATCAATTACGGCTTGTCTGCGCTTAATCTTACGCAGAGATTGTTCGTATTGCTCTTGACTTATAACACCTTGCTCAAGTTGCTTTTGCAGTTGGTTTGTTTGAGATTGCGTGTATGCATTATTGAGCATGTTTAAAGTTTCCAGTGTCTTGTCTGTGGCGTAAACTCTTGACTGTGCTTCTGTCCAAACTTCCTTTGTTCTTTCTTTAGCAAAACCCTGCTCAAATGCGTATATCTCCTCTTCTACTTTGCGCTTGTCCTGTCCGTATTTTTCATACAATGCCAATTTAGCACGAAGGTATTGTTCCTCTGTTTTCTCACCCATCTTGTGAGCGTGTTCGAGGTTGGTCTGCGCTTCCTCGAATTGGGATTGCATTTCTTTTTTCGTGCGCTCATCAATACCCATGCCCATATTTGCTTGCTCCCTTGTCTGTTGCGGACCAACAAGCCCTGAGCGGGTTTCGAGGTGTATTTTGGCTTGCTCGGTTAGCCAATCTTTAATATCTTTTTGTGCCTTTTCTCTTGCGCTTTTCTCCTTTTCTAATCGCTTTAATTCTGCATCGGTCATTTCACTTGCGCCCTTATCTTTCACATCCTTATACTCACTATCCATGGCTATAACGGCACTATAATAAGCAGATGTAATTGACTTCTGCGTACCATAAGCCTTTGCCAACTCTTCTACATTTCTATTGAGCCTTGCACGCTCTGCCTCGTTTGTTGATAAAGCCATTTTCTCTTTTTCGGCTTCAAGTTGGGTAAGTAGTTCAGCCTGCTTCCTTGATGATACTTGATAAATTGGTACAAGTTCGCCAATTATCTCACGTGCGGTTTTGCCCTCTTTTTTGTATGCTTCAATTCTTTGCTCAACTGCCTTTTCGATTGCTGGTGTTATTCTTTTTTGTTCTTGCTCAATGGTATAATTTGCAATACCCAAAACTGCACGCTCAAGGTCGTCATTAAGTTGTTGAACAAGCCCAATTAGAATATTTAAAGAAACTTCTGCAAATCCTGTATTTCCAATTGTTTCATAGAGTGCGGTAAATGAATTTTCAAGTATAGCAGTCTTTGCATTTAATTGCGTAGCCATTTCTTGTGCATTTGCCCCGTATGCGTTCTCCATTTCTTGAGCAAATTTGGGTAGTACTTCGGATGCAAGCAATTGACCCGATGCCATCATCTTGTCAAGTTCTTGGGTTGTTACGCCCAATGATTTTGCCATTATACCAAACGCCGCAGGCATGGCTTCCCCTAATTGCCCTCGTAATTCTTCGGCTTGTATTTTGCCTTTCCCAATCATTTGCGTAAGTGCCGTAAATGCACGCTTAGCCGTTTCCGCATTTGCACCACTACCTTTGATTGCAATGGTCATGGATTTAAATATCTTTTCGGCTTTACTTATTTCTACTCCTGACGCTTTCGCCCCGCCTACAAATGAAGCGTAATTACTTGCAAGTTCTTTAAACTCTATTCCTAATTCGTTGGCGGTTTTTCTTAATTCAGCCATTGCCTTATCACCTTGTTCCTGACCGCCTTTAATATCTGCAATTCGGGTAGTAAGCGATTCGATTTCAGCACGGGTTTTTGCAACCTCTTTCCCAAATGCTATAAGAGAACTCACCGCAAATGCACCCGCCACCATTCCACCAATATTGCCTAACGCTTTCTGAAACTGCCCTACTTCGGCTGTCGCTTGCTTGGTCTTTTTATTAACCGCATCGACCTCAACCCCTGTCTTCTTCATGCCTGCGTCAAAGTTTGACGTGTCGGCTGAAATCTTAAATACTATATTCTGAGCCATGATGTTTTTAGTTTAACCTTTGTATGGCTCAGAGCCTATTCGCTTGGGTAGCGATATGCAAATATACGAAATTATCTATTTCGCTTGGGTAGATTGATGCTTTAAATGTATGTCATATCGGTAAGTATCGAGAATCGCACCGTACTCGTCTATGCCCTTATGAAGTAGTAAATCGGTTTCACTTATCACGCCCTTGGTTATCTGTGCGTGCATCCAATTAATACTTCTTAACTCGTTCATGTATTCATCAGCCCAGTTTCGTGTAAGGGAAAGATACTGCTTTGGTTGTCGCTCGATTCCGTCAAAGCCCTTTGTAGGATATGCATACGGATAACAGCGTCTGAGATGTCCGACAATTGAATGATATAGTGTACTGCTTTTGTGATAAAAAAAAACCGACAATCTATATCCTCTTGCCATATTTTTATCTTCTGAGCGTTTAATGAGGGTTTGTACACATGCGGGTCTTCATCTGGAAGCAATGCGAATACGCACGCTATATCCATCAGTAACGCCTCGTCTGGGATGTCGGCAACTCGCTTCTTTAACTGGTCGAATTTCGAGTATGCATTGATAATGCTACCCGTATTTAGGTCGGCTTCGATTTCCTCGAATGCCTTGACGAGTCGATTGCCTGTCAAGCCCATTGATGCCCGATTCACGGCAAGGTCGGCAGGGATAACTCGTTCGGCTGGTACGTTGAGCCAATCGGTAATCATTGACCAATTCGTACCGTCTGTGGATGTGTAGATGTTGGAGGTTATCATGATTGAATTTAATTATTTGGTTTGGCTTTAAGCGATTCATTCTCCGCCCTCAATCGGCTCACTTCTCTTTCGGCTATTTCAAGTTTTATTTGATATGTCTTTATAATCATTTGGTAATCCTCAAGTATTTTGTGTTCTCGCTCAAGTATATCAACTGATTTGCATAGCCTCGCTTCGAGGTCTTTTACTTTTTTGATATTGAATATGTCCATGATTGTTTAATTAATTTACACGTCAGCAAACTTACCCATTTTTGCGAACCTATCCAAAAACTGCCTGTGAAATGTCCACAAGTAATATTCAAGGCAGTCGAATAAGTGACCTGTTAAATTATCGGGTGGCTTCTTTTCTGCACCATCGCCACGCTGTACGAGTTCCAAATCTTGTATGAGGTATTTACACTGGTTGCTTATTTGGATGTCACCATGCTTGGATAATAGCGAGTTGAGCAGTACAATATAATCGGTGCTGTGCGGATTGGCTGAAAGTAATCGTATCTGCCCATCGGATAATTTTAGGTAGCCTTTAATTAGTTTCCAGTTGGTCATGCCCTTTTGATGTGCAGTGCGATTCCTTCCGCTTGCATCGCCTGTGAATATTAGGCGGTGGTGGTTCGGGTATTTAGTACTTATGCGCTGGCAGAGTTCAGACACGTCCGAATTTATTAATCGCTCTTCGCCAATGATTCGTATCGTCTTCCTGTCGGGTGTATGCTGGCTATAAACGCACGTCATAGGTGACACGTTGAAGTCAATACTAACGTACACTGGCAGGTTTGCAAACTCGGTAAAATCGCCTACATGCACCTTGCGAGTGAAGGCATAGGCATAGATAGAACTCTGTGCGGTGATGAGATGCGCCAACACTTCACGCTTGAATGTCTGCGGGTCTAAGGTGGCTTCTAATTGCTCGATGTAGCCATCAGGTAGGTTGTGCTTGTTTACATAACTTTCAGCCTGAACAATGGCAATGCGATTCGATTCTGTTTGGCTTGCTTCCTTGAGTTCCAAATAATACTTCACGTTGTCAGGTGGGGTGGTGGCGGTTAGGATTTTGTGGGTCAATCCCAACTTTTTAAACGTCTGCCCTCTGAGCCTTGCACGCAACCTGCCTAATGCAAATTCAAAGTTGCGGATGTCACGTGTTTCATCGCAGACGATTGCATCCCATTCTGACCCGTTTACGGTGTTGTAATTGTCGAGTGAAGTTAGTACGCCATAACTGCCCCAACGAAAGGTTATGACGTTCTCTGACCCGATTCGGCTGTATGGCTTAACGCCTTTCATTTGCTTGTTGATAACATAATCCACATCAGGTCTTAATCCCATCTGCGACCATGCCGATTCAATCCCGGGCAGTGTGGCGGTCTTCATCATCGGCACGGTTGGTGCACAAATTAAAACTCGTGCGTTCGGGATGGAAAGGAAAGGTAATGAAGCCATACCCAACATGAATGTTTTGCCAACGCCTACACCTGTAACCATGTGAACTTCTTTGGTTTCGGTATGGTGGAGTAGGTAGTATGCTTGTTGCTGTGCTTCGTTTAAAGTGGTCATCAGTGATTCGATGCAATCCAATCATCGCAACTTGCGACACGAGCGTACACGTTGCCTGCACCCTTCGATAACGAGAATGTTGAATTGGTTACAGGGTCGTGCTTGGTTACGATTATTTGAACCGTATCGCACATTTCCATTAACTCGGACACCTTGCGGTCAATCATGGAATCAATTATGTCTTTTTCGGTTTCGGTCATGGCTTAATATCTAACATTTCGGCTGGCACGTGATAAATAAATCCACATCTACCACCACCGCAACGACGTCGCTTTACACACCTTGACTTAATACGATAACTCAACTCAACTGCATCCTCAGTAAAGTTTATGTGCTTGACTTCCTGCACTTTTTTCGCTTCAATTAGTTGATTTTGCAATCCTGTATTTGCGTTCTTGTATCGCAATAACTCAATATTCAATTTGCTTAAATCTGCTTCGAGTTGCTTTACTTTTTTTCGGTTGAAAATGTCCATAGTGATTATTTCTTTAGTTTATCAATCGCTTCCTGACTAATGTTTACGGTGATGTTGGGCGGTTGGTATTGTTCATCCTGTTTCGATTCGACTTCAATGCGTTCACCGTAATGTCGTGGTGCTTTTTTCGATGCACGCCATTTGTAAAATTGAGCCAATTCCCTTGCCCTTGTCACCTCAGTCATTGTGCCATCGGCTTCAATTAAAACCTGCTCTGCCTTGTCGGAATCGGTATCAGCACTGAATTGGCGTGCCTCCTTGATACGTGCGGAATGTTCGGGCAGGTGGATGAAATCAAAGAAAACGGTTAAACTCATACCGTATTTGCTTGCCATTTCTCTGTAACTCATGCAGTTAAGTATATCCTCAACTACTTCGGAGATGTCAGGACGGGGTATTTTAGTAGGCTTTGCCATGCCTCAAATTTACGAAATAAAACTATACCGCGCACACTGC